TCGCAATTAAGCAAAGAAACAGGGAATAAAGTTAAAATATATATTGATGATCCTAATTACGAACCTGATGAGGATGGTGAGGATGAAGATAATGAGAGTTCAAAATATATACCTAATACAAATGCTATGTTAGCTGCTATAAAAGAATATGCTGCTCAAAATAATATAAAACTTAATCCTAAAGATTTAGAAAGTTATGAAGAGACATTTGATGAATATGGTTACGCATGGGAAATGGGTGATGATGGATATGAATTTGACACAGAACTAACTCCTGAAGAACTTTATAAAGATTTTGTTAATCAAATCTTCGCAAATCAAGGATATAAATAGAGCAAAATTAAAATATAAAATATCCCAACAACACATATAAAAAGCCCGCACTAGCGGGCTTTATTTGTCTTATATATTTATATACAACATATTATATATGAGCCAAGCAGAAATTAAAGAAATAATAAAGCAGGAGTACATAAAATGCGCTACGGATCCTATCCATTTTTTTCGTAAGTATTGTTATATAACCCATCCTGTAAAAGGTCGTGTACTATTCCACCTATATCCCTTCCAAGGAGATACATTACAAGAAATTAGAGATAATCGTTTTACGATTATAAATAAATCACGCCAATTAGGTATATCTACACTAGTAGCTGGATATTCGTTATGGACAATGTTGTTCCATAAGGATAAAACGATACTATGTATAGCAACTAAGCAAGAAACCGCTAAAGGTATGGTTGAAAAAGTACAATTTATGTACAATAACTTACCAGGGTGGCTAAAAGGCAATCAAAAACCAATATCCGATAACAAATTATCATTAAAATTAGCCAATAACTCTCAAATCGTAGCAACATCAGCTGCTTCAGATGCTGGTAGATCATACGCAGTATCTTTACTATTAGTGGATGAGGCGGCCTTCATTGAAGGTATTGATAAAATTTATACGAGTATTAAACCCACCATTGCTACGGGTGGAGGAATTATAGCATTATCTTCACCAAATGGTGTTGGTAACTGGTTCCATAAAATGTATACTGAAGCTGAGATAGGTAAAAATGACTTTAAAGCCATTAAATTACCTTGGAATCTACACCCAGATCGAGTATTTCCTGTAGATGAAGGATGGGAACAACGTGAGCGATTAAATATGTCTCCACGTGAATTTGCCCAAGAATATGATTGTGACTTTTTAGGCTCAGGTAATACTGTAGTAGATAGTGAGATATTATCATTCTATGAACAAACACATATTCAAGAACCTATAGAACGCCGTTTTATGGGTGGTGATTTTTGGATTTGGCAGTATCCAGACTATACTAAAAATTATATTATATGTGCTGACGTTGCTCGTGGTGATGGAAGTGACCACTCTGCATTCCACGTAATTGATATTGAATCATGTGAGCAAGTAGCAGAATATAAATCACAAATTAATACACGTGAGTATGGACATATGTTAGTGTCTGTAGCTAGTGAATATAATAACGCATTATTAGTGGTAGAAAACGCTAATATTGGATGGGATGTAGTTAATACTATTATAGAGCGAGGATATTCTAATTTATATTATTCACCTAGATCATATGGTGATATTAGTATGGAAAAATACCTTGCTAAAATGGAAAGTGAACAAACAGTTCCCGGATTTACTAACTCAACAAAGACAAGACCACTTGTCATCTCAAAGATGGAGTCGTACATTAGAGAAAGAACGTTTACCTTTCACTCTAAGCGATTATTAGAAGAGCTAAGAGTGTTTATTTGGCAAAATGGTAAAGCACAATCACAAAATGGTTATAATGACGATTTAGTATTGAGCCTAGGTATAGGATTATTCGTTAGAGATACAGCATTAAAATTCAGCGCTCAAGGTTTAGATATGACACGAGCAGCAATAATGGGGATGAGTAGTACTGTATATCCTAACAGATACCCAACACACTCTCCTAATTTTCAAAATCCATATCAAATGGATGATGGAATTGGTGGAACAGAGGATATTACCTGGTTGTTCTAAGTAATATTTATTAACATATTAAACACAACAAATGGCAGAAAACACAAATGATGCAGGACTCTTTAGTAGACTAAGACGTCTATTTAGTACTGACGTCGTAATCCGTAATGTAGGTGGCAATCAATTAAAAGTAACTGACGTAGACCGTATTCAAGGATACGGAAACATTAAGACCAACGCATTAATCGATAGATTCACCAAACTTCATAGATATGGGGCTAACATGCCATATAACCCAACTATGAATTACCAAACGCTACGTATCCAGTTATATACTGACTACGAAGCAATGGATACCGAATCAATTATAGCATCTGCTTTGGATATTATTGCAGATGAATCGACATTAAAAAACGAGCAAGGCGAGATAATCCAAATTAGAAGTTCAGATGAAAACGTTCAACGTATTCTATATAATTTGTTTTACGATATTTTAAACGTAGAATTTAACTTATGGGTATGGATACGTAATATGAGTAAATATGGTGATTTCTATTTACACTTAGAAATTGCTGAAAAATTCGGTGTATATAATGTAGCACCTATGTCTGTTTATGACATGGTACGTGAAGAAGGAGTAGATCCTGAAAATCCATCGTATGTTTGTTTTAAAATCGATCCAATGGTTATTGCTGCTGGTGGTATTAATAGCCGTCTTAAAGATAGAGATGGTAAAATTAAATTCGAAAACTACGAAATTGCCCATTTCCGCTTATTAACAGATGCTAATTACCTACCTTATGGTAGATCATATATTGAACCAGCACGTAAAACGTATAAACAATACGTGCTAATGAAAGATGCGATGTTATTACATCGTATCACACGTGCCCCAGAAAAACGTATATTCTACGTTGACGTTGGTAATATGCCTTCAGCTGAAGTTGATGGATACATGGAGAGATTAAAACAGAAAATGAAGAAAACTCCATATATTGACCAACAAACAGGTGAATATAATCTAAAATATAACATGATGAATGTTATGGAGGATTTCTATATACCTCAACGTGGACCTAATTCAAATACTAAAATTGATACCCTTAAAGGTTTAGAGTACAATGCTATAGATGACGTAAACTTCTTACGTGATGAAATGTTAGCAGCACTTAAGGTACCTAAAGCGTTCTTTGGATTTGAAAAAGATTTAACAGGTAAAGCTACATTAGCAGCTGAAGACATTAGATTTGCTCGTACAGTTGAACGTATCCAACGTATTGTATTATCTGAATTATATAAAATTGCATTAGTACATTTATATGTTCAGGGATTTGATGGTGAAGCATTATCTAATTTTGAATTATCATTAACTACTCCGTCTGTTATTTATGAACAGGAAAAAGTAGCATTATGGAAGGAAAAAGTTGGATTAGCTAAAGACCTAATGGACACTAATCTAGTATCATCTGATTGGATTTACGATAATATATTCCAATTCTCAGAAGATCAATATGATGAATTACGTGACTTAGTAATAGAAGATAAAAAACGTACATTCCGTTTAGGCCAAATCGAAAACGAAGGTAACGACCCAGCTAAATCAGGTAAATCATATGGTACACCACATGACTTAGCAGCATTGTATGGTAAGGGTAGAACAGGAATGGAAGCACAAACTTCTGTACCTCCGGGATACAATGAAAAAGAGCCAATTGGTCGTCCTAAAGAAAAATCATCTATTGTTGGTACACAACGTGACCCATTAGGTAAAGATAGATTAGGTAAAAAAGAAAATGGTATGCTGTATACTGCTAATAAGTCTGAGGAATCAGGCACACCAAAAGGTGGTTCACCGTTAGCACTAGCAGAATTAAATAAAAATAGAGCTTTATTTGAGTCGTTAAGCTCATTAAGAAAAGAAATTATATTTGAATCTACGCCAGAATCCGATTTATTATCTGAAGAAAACATTAAGAACATATAACTAGTACATATTTATAGGTAGTGCACATCCTTTACCAATTATGAGTAAAATAACCCACAGTAAATACAAAAATACGGGCATATTATTCGAACTATTAGTTCGCCAAATTGCTAGCGATACGGTGTCTGGCAAAGATTCAGCAGCTATTGATTTAGTTAAAAAATATTTTTCTAAAACTGAATTAAACAAAGAATATAAAACATACCAAACGTTAATAAACACTAAGTTGTTAACTGAAGGTAAAGCAGAATCATTGATTAACGCAACATTAGAAATGTCATCGCGTTTAAACAGAACGGCGTTAAAGCGAGAAAAATATAACCTTATCAAAGAAATTCGTACATATTACAACATAGAAGAATTCTTTAAATCTAAAATCAACCATTATACACAGTACGCTGCGATATATAATTTGATTGAAGCTAACAATTCATTAGAATTTATTAATCCTAATCAAATAGTTGATAATAAAATCACATTATTAGAACACATTACTCGTAATGAAATTAATAAAGAAGAAGTAGCGGATCGTTTGATGGAAGAATATTCAGACATGGATAAGGGTACTCGCCTATTAGCATATCGTGTATTGTTAGAAAGATTTAATTCTAAATATTCAAATTTAGATAATAAACAAAAATCAGTATTAAAAGAATACATCAACAATATTTCAAATACTGTTAAATTAAGAGAATTTGTAAACGAACAATTCGATTTTTTACGTACTAATTTAACTAAACTAAATACATCTGTAACAGATAAAACAATCCAAATTAAAATTAACGAAGTAATTAATCTAATCCAGCCTTTAGGTAAAAACCAAAATGTGAAGGATGAAAATATTATTTCATTATTACAATATCATCAACTAGTAAACGAATTAAAAAATGGATAATCTAAAAAAATACGTTACAAAAATTATTCGTGAAGCTATGAGTGCTGATGACTCTATAAAAGAGGTTAGTATTTATAAAGGTATTGATGGATATTTTGATATCGCTCTTCGGTGGATTTGGTTATTTGGTGGTAAAGACTATTTAAAAAGTAAATTAGAAATTTATAACCCAACTGGTGAATTTAGATTCTTTAAAAAAGCAATGGAAAATGATACCATTACTATAGCAGATTTAGATAAGGTAACAAAAGGAGAGAAGGGACAGGCAGGTGGTATAGCTTTTTCACAAACCGCAGCTTGGAAAGACCATTTAAAACCATATTTAGATAAACTTAAACAAGAAAAGTTTAATAATAATGGAATTGATTTAGAAGAAGAAACAGGTACAGGCGCTATAGGCGTTGGTGCTGGTCCAATCAATACTCCATATGCATTTGCTAAAAAAGGACAAAAAACTAATAAAGCAACAACCGCAGCGCTAAAGCAAGGATTTAAAAAAGCACCTGGTATGCCTAAAAATTCTAAAATGTTTGATTATAAAGAAATGTGGCCAGGTAAAAAATCATCTATGAACGAATCATTAGTAGACATTATTAAGGAAGAATTACTTAATGAAGTAACATATAGCAAATTTAAAAGTGAAGTTAAATTACGTACTAAAAACGAACAACTTCATAAGGCTATTAAAGAAGTAAAACGCAAATTAGCTGAAATTGATCTTATCGTTGAATACACATCACGTATGAAACAAGAGTTAAGTGAAGGCGAAGAAGGAATTAAATACTGGAAGAACACCCAAAAGAATATGGCTACAATTTCAGAAATGGTAACTAATTTAAACGATAAAATTAAATCTTTACAAGAATAATGGCAAAAGTAAAAGTAGCTAAAGCATCTAGTGTTAAAGTATCATTCGGCAAACGCAGAATTGGTAAAGCCAAAAAAAGAGCTAATAAACACTCAAGTAATCAATCAAAGTACAGAGGACAAGGCCGATGAAACCAACATACACACCAGAAAAAATTGATGAGTTTGTAGCCAGCGCTAAAAAAGACGTGGAGGCTGCTAAAAGTTTGTTTACATTAGCATACGAAAAAATACTTGATATCAATATGGGTGATGCTATTAATTCACCTGAATCGATAAAAGCACTATCAGATAAAGTTAAACAAATTAAATCTTCTATTAAGAAAAAAACAGATACATACTATGAAGCTATCAACATGTATGAAACTGGAGAATATCCGGATAATGTAAGTGAATTAGATAGAGTAAATGATACATTAGATAGTTTAGGAGATGATATGTCTAAATTATATTATGCTTTAGAAGATATATTAATGGCAGTTTCTGAATTAACAGGTCAATTTTTTAATAAATAAAAATATAATATTTATACGCATGAAGAGTGTAAAACAACAATACATAGCCTTAAAAGAAGGTAATTTAAGCAAGTCGAATTTCATGAGAAATGTACGTACTGCATTGCCTCATTTAGTAACTAACGTAACATCATTTGATGATACTGTTAAGATCCTTAGAAATAAAGGCATTTTAACTGAAGCTGATATTAAAGAAGGATACACATATAATACCACTGGTAAAGAAATGTATTCTCACTTTAAAGAAATTGACAATGTAAATGGCCAAGAATTAATGACTGGTATTACATTCGAACACGAAGCAAACCCAGATAAAACCAAAGCTGAAATAGTTAAGATGGTTCTTAAAAACATAAAGAAAAATCCTAACTACTATACTGACTATAAATTAGCAGGTAAAGAAGCTAAGGCTGAGTATATGTACAAGATTAAGCCAGGTTCAGACCAAATGAAAGATGTTAAAGGTAACGATTTAGTTGATAAAACTAATGGAATGACATCACCTAAAGGCATTGAAAAAGCTAAAGCATCATCTAATAAAGCCAATAAAGAAACTAATAAAATGGTTGCTGGTGTTAAAGAATTAACACATAAAGCAATACGTGCTAAAGGTATTAAGGGTGTAATGGATATGACTGGTGGTAAAATGAAAAGACTTGCCTTAAAAGAAAATTTAGATTTAGATGCTATTGCTAATGAAATCCACGATAAATTACAACAAATGGATTCATATGATTCTCAAGACAAAATGGGATTAATCAGACAATATGGTTTATCAGGTGATAATGCTAAACAAGTAGAATTCCTTTTATTCCAAAAAGATGTTGATGAAAGATATGATGGTGATGATGATAATTATGATGATAACATGGATGTTTATGATGCTGATTTTCCAAATATGGCCGAAGCTAAAAACAATACATCTGTTGTAGAGAGATTAATGA